GTTATTACTGACGTTGTCAAAATGATCATGAATATTCCATGCACCTGATGCACATTTTGGAGTTGATTCTGAAATTACTACTATACCTGAACCACCTGTATGAGTTCCATTACTAGCGCAAGCTCTTCCACCACCACCTCCACCAGTGTTAGCACAGGCTGCTGTTGCACCTGCTCCAGCTCTTATACCTCCACGGCCTCCACCGCCTGGTGCAGTGCTTGCCACTGATCCTCCTGGACTAGCAGCTCCGCCACCACCTCCAGCGTATGTTACTGAACTTCCTGTAATATCGTTTGCTGTTCCATTTCCACCAGCACCTCCAGTGCTACCTGAACCATTTCCACCAGTTCCACCAGAACCACCACCTCCACCACCACTTTTTGCTGGCAAAGATGCAGCACCATTACCGCCATTATTTCCTTGAGATGGGCTTGTAGGGGGAGTGTTTCCTGAACCACCATCACCATTTTGACAACTACCGCCAGAACCTCCACCACCAGAACCTCCTGATCTACCGTCTTCAATTGATTGGCCAGGTTGAAAGTGTGATCCTCCACCTCCACCACCATTAGACGTTATCACACATGCTATAACTGAATTTGAACCGTTAGTTCCTTGAAGACTATTGGTTGGAGAACCAGCACCACCAGCTCCAACTGTAACAGCTAAAGATGTATTAGGCATAGCAACACAAGTGCTTGTTCTATAACCACCAGCACCTCCACCTCCACCTGAGGCTCCACCTCCACAACCTCCTCCTGCACCACCAGCAACTACTAAAACTTCTGGTATTGTCGATGTGCAGTTTTTCTTCTGAAAAGTTCCGTCTGCTGTAAATGTGTGTACTTTAGTAGACGGTGTGCATACTACTCTTACTGGTCCAATTACACCGCCATTTCTGCCCGCCATAATTTAAACCTCCTACGCGTCGTCTAGTTCTTCATAAGATACGAAATAACTTAAATCATTTGCAGCCGAAGCTGTAAAATATAGTAAGTCTGTTTCATCTAAATAGATCGGGTTTTCTAAAAAACTTAATGTTGCATCTGCTGGCACAGATATTGTGTTTGCTAGTTTTACATAGTTAGATCCATTATCTACACTAACTTCAATTGTAATATCAGCAGCGTTTGTGCCATCAATGTTTGCAACTAAAATTGTATTTATTTTTGCAACTTTATCTGCTGGAACATCAATTGCTTCCGTTCTTGATGTGCCAGTTAAATTAGCAGTTGCGTTTTTAGCATTAATTGTTGCTACGTTTACTATATTTGGTGTTGCCATATTATTCTCCTTTTATCCGAATACAATCGCCATTGCAATAGCTTTTCCAACTGATGCAAAATTAGCATTGGCATTGATATATGTTGTTAATCTTGAAGCAGCTACTTTTCTATTTGTACCACCTGCTCCATTATCTACTATAAATAAGTCAGCATCTACAATGGCCTCTCCTATGTCTGTGCCACCGTCGATATCTAAATTTGCTATGGAAAATCCACCAGCTGCAGCGCCAACTAAAGTTTTAAAATCAGATGCAGGGACAGTTTTCATAGTTCCACCATCATTCACCACGACACCATCTGAGTCAGCTATAGTTATAGAACTACCAACTGAAGTATCACCATCTAATAAATTTAATTCAGCAGCTGTAGATGTAACTCCATCTAAAATGTTTAACTCTGCTGCTGTAGATGTAACTCCATCTAAAATGTTTAATTCAGCAGCTGTAGATGTAACTCCATCTAAAATGTTTAACTCTGCTGCTGTAGATGTAACTGCTGTGCCATTAATGGCTAATTTATCTGTTACAACATTAAATGTACCATTGTCTTCAATTCTAGCTACCTCTGTGCCATCTCTTTGTTGAAATATTAAATCTTTAGCATCAACAACTGGTCTAATAATTACATCACTTGATGAGTTAGATATTCTTAAAATCTCTGTGCCACCATCTAAGAAATTAAAGTCACCGCCATCTGCATCAAATTTAAGATCACCTGGTGCATCTAGAGTAACATCTGTTGCTCCATTTAACACAAAATCAAGAACAGTTGTACCTGCTGCCTTCATGGTGATATTATCACCGTCAGCATCTAAAATAATATCTGTTGTTGCATCAAGTGTAATAGTAGAACCTGAATCTATTTCTGCGATTACAGGAGTGGTTAAAGTTTTATTTGTTAGAGTGTCTGTAGTAGCTCTACCAACTAAAGTATCTGCACTTGCAGGTAATACAACTGTTACATTACCAGAGTACGCTGAGTGTGGAGCTGCTTGTAATTGTGTATAGTGTGCATTACTAGATTCACAATAAAATCTAACATAAGATTCTGCACCAGAGTTTTTAATTGATATAGCACCAGATTCCATATCAATACCATTAGATCCATCTACTCTTACAACACCAGTTCCATTAGGTGTTAAAGCAATATTACCATTTGATGTTGAAACTAAGCCATTGCTATTAACATCTAGGTCACCACCTAATTGTGGAGATGTATCTTCTACAACATTTGATATAGCACCTGATGTAGCAAGTCCTGCTACTACTGCTGATCTTGCAATTTTTTTAAGACCACCACCTGAAGTATCAACTGCTAAAAATACATCATCATTAGCGACCGTAGATATTTCTGATAATGAACCTACTGCTACTGAATTAAAGTTTGTACCATCTGCAATTAATAAATTACCTGCAGTGTTAGTACCCATGGTAATATCATCACCAGATACTGTAAGATCTCCAGTCACAACTACATTACCACTAAATGTAGCTTTACCTGTATCTGACATGTCAAAAGTTAAAGCGGTAATAGTTGAACCACCATCATTACCTTTAATTGAAAAATCTGCATCTGAAACTTTTGTTTCTAATATAACATTACTTGATGAATTATGAATACGAGCCATTTCAGTGCCATCATCTTCATAGATAATACCACTGCCTGCAGTACCAGCATCAAGAGTAATACCACCAGCAGACTCTATATTAATAGAATCAACTGCCGTTCCATCAGATACAATATCTAAATCACCATCAGCGTTAGATCCTATTGTTAAACCTGTATCTCTAAAAGTTAATTTATTTGCACTATTTAAAGTTAAACCTGTACCATCGGTGTGAGTTAAAGTTGTATCTGAATCTGCACCAAAACTTAATACAGAACTATCACTTAATAATTTAAGGTCATCACCGATAACAGCATCTTTTGCTACAGATAATCCTCCATCAGTTTGTAATGATCCATCTGTCGTAGAAGTTGCTTCAGTAGTATCATCTGTTTTTACGATTCCACTAGCTGTTATGGTAGTGGCTGTTAACGCTTGTGCAGCAATAGTGCTACCTGATAATGCCGTAAATGTATTTGCTGTAAATCTAAAATCATCTGCTCCAGCGATTGCAATATCTATTTGATCATCTGTATCTGCGGTAATTGTAGTATCTTGGTCTTCATCTAATATTAATGAATCACCATTGAGATCATAACTTCCAACACCACCTGTTGCAGTGTCTACAATGTTTGTTCCATCAGAAAATAATAATCTTGTCCCTTTATCAGACGCACCAAAAGTTATACCAGTTCCTGATGCAGTTTTAAATTGAACAGTAAAAGAACCTGATGTTCCATTTACTACAATATAAACTTTTTCAATTGAATCTGGAACAGTTACAATTTGATTACCTGTAATTGTTCCTGTTAATTTTATAACTGCATGTCTTGCAACAGATGTTGACTCAGTTGTATCACCATCTGTAATTGATAAAGTTGTTGTTTGCGCACCGCCAGCGATAGACTTTTCTACATAACCAGCGATTGCTTTTTCTACGATTTGTAAATTAGTATTAGTTTTTGTTCCCCATGTACCGGCATTTTCGCCGGTTGCCATTAGTTCTATACCAAGATCTGAAAATGTTGATGCCATAATTTAATCCTTAAGGTGTTGGTGAGTTGACTGGTATTCTAACTGTTCCATCCGTATAGTCATCTCTTCGTCTTC